GACACACTGCCAGATGACCATGAGGTAATCCAATATGTTACTGACCGCAAAATTCCTCGCCTCGCTTTTGATCGGTTGTATTTCATACCTAATGTTAAAGACGTGGTTCAACTTAATGCTAAATACAAAGATTCAATCATCACAACTGAACCGAGGCTCGCGATTCCTTTTTTTGATGGCGCTGGCAAACTCCTTGTTGTTAGTCTTCGTGGAATCCGAGGCGAGTCGCTTCGTTATATTAACGTTAAGGTAGATGAAGATGCGCCATCGATTTTCGGTCTGGATCAAGTCGATCCTACAAAACAAGTACTTGTCGTCGAAGGGCCCCTTGACTCCCTTTTTCTGGATAATTGTATCGCTTGTGCTGGAACGTCATTCGGAAAAATCGACCAACTCCCGATACCAAAAGAAAACATAACAATTATTTTCGATAATCAACCTAAAAATCGAGACGTTGGTAAGTTGATGAATAAGTATATTGATATGGGGTATAAGATGGTCATCTGGCCAGATGTTCCTGGGAAAGATATTAATGAAATGATTGAAAATGGGTTGACTTCTGACGAAATCGAAGATATTATAAATCATAATACGTTTCAAGGGTTGGCAGCAAAAGCAAGATATTCCATGTGGAGAAAGATATGAGCGAATTGGTCGCGAATGAATATGGCGTAGAGTTCGACCATATTAAGATTACAAAGTTACGTATCCATCGAACAGACGACATGTGGTTGGTAGAGTATCGCCGCGAACCTCGTTGGTTATTTGGACTCGATCGCTGGTGGTGGTTCGATGATGGTAGGTATGCAAATTATGCCGATGCAACTGATCGCATAGATACTCTGTTGGGTATTGGTTTTGTAAGCAAGGCGCAGTTCCAAACAGTCAAAGAGTTTGAAGTCGAGTAATGCTTTATACTGGATCAGGTAACATTCCGAATCACATCTACTGCTGGGTGGACTCATCGTTCATTCGCAAAGGCGTAGAACCATATACCTTTGAACCTTGTATCTGGTTTGCATTGCATTCAAAACCTGGACATTCGTGGGGATGTCATGTGATGTTGGAATGTGGTGCTGTCTGGCGCAGTGTTCCTCCGCATGCTCTGGCATTTTCAGCAGACCCAGAACCAGAATGGGCGCTTGAAGATACGCAGGTATGGGATTGTTATGGTGATCAGTTCTCAGTTGTCAGTTATGATTATCTGAATACCCAGCGAGCAGAGATCCGCAGTAGTGGAGAGTTTGGTCGTTATCTGTTTACTGCTATTCCGATGAACGATGGTTACAGTATGCATCCTTCGCAGTCCAAAGAGTTTATGTTTATAGAACTAGACAATGGCAGACTTAGCATCATGCCAACAAATGAACTGCGATTCCACGACAAGTCATTTACCGAGGGTGATTGGCCGACTAATATTAAACTGAATACAAAATCATGGAGAGTTGAATGAAAGATGAAATTAAAATGGTGCTTCGGAAACAGTTCCAAGCGAATATTGACAAGCACGCAGTGAACGTGCGTGTTATGATGAATAACCCTATGGCTATTCATGAACATACCGACTTTATGGGTGCGATTGAACTAGAACTTGGTCATATCGCTGAATACAAAGACAAGTTGGAAGCATTGGAACATATTTAATGAGTGAAGTAAACCTAGTAAGTCTGTCGAAACCTTCTGCCTACACAGAATGTAATACTGCTAATGAACTTGTTGCATGGGCAGCAAGAGTATCTAATCCTTCAAACCAAAACAACACCGCAACAGCACCTAAGTTGGTTCAATATCTTATTAAGAACCAACACTGGTCACCACTGGAGATGGTCCATGTCGCAATGGAAATTAAAACAACACGAGATATTGCCCGCCAGATTTTGCGGCATAGTTCTTTCAGATTCCAAGAGTACAGTCAGCGTTACGCCGATCCAACCAAGGATCTGGGATTTGTTATACGGGAAGCACGCCTGCAGGATGCCAAAAACCGACAGAACTCAGTAGAAGTTGAAGATAGCGAACTCTCTGGAGAGTGGGATTTGAAACAACGAACCTTAACTCATGCTGCGGTAGATGCTTATAAGTGGGCGATTGAAAATGGTATCGCTAAGGAACAGGCACGTGCTGTTCTCCCTGAAGGTCTGACAGAATCAACTATTATCATGGCAGGTTCGCTTCGGTCATGGGTTCACTACTGCCAGTTGCGTATGGATAAGGCAACTCAAAAGGAACACCGTTTCGTAGCAGAACAGTGCTGGGAGATTATCGGGCAGCACTTCCCTGATGTCAAGGCAGCTCTAGATAGCATGGCAGCACAAGCAGAGTTTGAAAGAAAACTACCATGAGAATTCTAATTACTGGTCACGAGGGATTTATCGGTAGGAATGCGCTTCGTGTTCTCTCCAAGAATCACACTGTAATCCCATACGAGGGAGATATTCGTGACTGGAAGATGACAGAGTCTTACGGGAACCCAGATGTTGTTCTGCACCTAGCAGCACTTGCTGGTGTTCGCAAGAGTTGGGATGATCCAGAAGGTTATTGGGAAACCAATGTGACTGCATCGAATCGCATCTTTAGATGGGCAGAGATTAATAGGGTAAAGGTAATCTATGCATCTTCCTCCTCAATCTATGAGTGGTGGAAAAACCCATATGCTACCAGCAAAAAGGCGATGGAAGAACTTGCGCCATATACCTCAATTGGTATGAGATTCCATACAGTTTATGGTCCAGACAGTCGCCCTGATATGTTTTATGATATGATGCTTAATAATAAAATCGAATATAAGACAGAACATCTTCGAGACTGGACGCATGTTGAAGATATTTGCTCTGCGATTGAAATTCTATTGACTAATCCGAATTATTCGGGTATAGTAGATATTGGGTCGGATGAACCGATCTCTGTCAGTGAAGTTTTGGATACCTATGGATACCGAGATGTTCCTTTCAAAGATGTTGTGGGTGAGAGAGAAGTCACTCATGCCAATATCGATGAAATGCGCAGACTCGGATGGGAACCTAAATATCACATTCTTGAAGAGGTGCGCAAATGAGTGATACTATTAAAGTTGAATACGATCCTTTCGCAGACGAGCACTATATTGTTTGGGAAGGTTTCGAAAAACTGCAATGGAAAGAAGGTGATACTATCACTTGGATTGCGAATGAAGATGGAAGTTTTACATTAATGAAAGAAAAAAATATGGATTATCAAGAAGACGTTACTGAATTTATGTCCGCAGCAGACCAATATGTTGGTGTAAAACCTCATCTAAACGAAGATAACATGGCGCAAGCACGCCTATATATTGATCTAATCGATGAAGAATATCGTGAACTGTGTGATGGTTTTCTTCGTCGCCATATCGGAGACATTGCTGATGGTGGTGCCGACCTAGTCTGGGTTGTCCAAGGATTGTTCACAACTCTTGGTATCGACTTTGACAAGGTTTGGCAAGAAGTTCGTGCTTCTAATATGAGCAAGGTTTCTGATAATGGTAAGATTAAAAAGCGCGAGGATGGTAAGATTCTGAAACCAGAGACTTACTTTAAACCAGACATCGAAAAAGTTTTGAGGGAACAGGGACTATAAATGGCAAGAGAGAATTATCTGGGTATTGAGATTGATCTATCACGGGACTCCCTGTTTGACAAACTAGGTATTCAGCGACTTCAAGAATCATACATGAAGGAAGACGAAACGTCTCCGCAGCATCGGTTCGCTTTTGTTTCAAAGACGTTCGGTTCTAATCCCGAGCATGCGCAGCGTCTATACGAATATGCGTCAAAGCACTGGTTGTCGTATGCGACTCCGATCTTATCTTTTGGGAGATCGAAGCGTGGTATGCCAATCTCGTGTTTCTTAAACTTCATTGACGATACTGCGGAGGGACTAGTTGAAAATCTTTCAGAAACTAACTGGTTGTCTATGCTTGGGGGTGGCGTTGGTATTGGTTTTGGTATTCGCGCCGCAGATGATAAGTCTACTGGCGTTATGCCTCATCTTCGCACTTATGATGCTTCTAGTATGGCTTACCGTCAAGGTCGCACTCGCCGTGGTTCTTATGCTGCTTATCTGGATATTTCTCACCCTGATGTTGGGTTATTTCTAGAAATGCGCAAACCGACTGGTGATCCCAATATGCGTGCACTTAACCTGCACCATGGGATTAACATCTCGGATGCATTCATGGAAATTATCGAGCGTTGTATGGCAGATAAGGATGCCGACGACAGTTGGAACCTTACCGATCCTGCTTCGGGTGAAATTCGCGACACAGTTTCTGCGAAGGAACTTTGGCAGAAGATCCTAGAACTCCGTATGATGACTGGCGAACCATACCTGCACTTTATTGATACATCTAATCGTGCAATGCCCCAGTTCCAGAAGGATCTCGGTCTGAAGATTCATCAGTCGAACCTCTGCTCGGAAATTATTCTTCCAACTGACAAGAAGCGTACTGCTGTTTGTTGTTTGTCATCCGTCAATCTAGAATATTATGATGCATGGTCGAAGGATCCCTTGTTCCTCAAGGACATGGCGGAAATGCTAGATAACGTGTTGCAATACTTCATTGATAATGCTCCGAAGCAGGTTGCTCGTGCGATCTACTCAGCAAAGCGCGAACGTTCTATTGGTATTGGCGCACTAGGTTTCCATGCTTATCTACAACGCAAGGGTATTGCATGGGAGTCGGCAGTCGCCAAGGGAACGAACATGCGAATATTCAAACTCATCAAGAAGAAGTTGGATGAAGCAAATCTAGAACTTGGTGCAGAACGTGGTGAAGCACCTGATGCTGCTGGTACTGGTCGTCGTTTCTCGCATATGCAGGCAATTGCACCAAACGCATCGTCGTCAATCATCATGGGCAATACCAGTCCGTCGATTGAACCATGGCGAGCAAATGCTTATCGCCAAGATACTTTATCGGGGTCATTTCTCAATAAGAATAAATACCTTGACGCGATTCTTCTAGAAGAGGCAGCATTAGGTAGACCTGCTGGTTGGTATGACGAGGTTTGGTCCTCGATTATCGCCAATGATGGTTCGGTGCAGCACCTTACGTGGATGGATGCAATTACCAAGGAAGTGTTCAAGACTTCAATGGAAATTGATCAACGTTGGGTGATTGAACATGCGGCAGACAGGCAGAAGTTTATTGATCAGGCACAGTCCCTCAATCTATTCTTCCGTCCTGATGCAAATATCAAATATATCCATGCAGTCCATTATCTTGCATGGAAACAAGGTTTGAAGACTCTATACTACTGTCGCTCTGAGAAGATCGGTAAGGCAGATAAGGTATCAAAGCGCATTGAACGAGAAGTAATTAAAGAACTCGATTTCAGAGCAATGATCGAAGGCGACACTTGTGTTGCATGCGAAGGATAAGAAATGACACAATTTTTTGCAGAGATTTATACCAAACCTGATTGTCCCTATTGCGTATTGGCAAAGGAATTTATGACTGGTATGGAAATTCAATATATTGAAAGTGTGGTGGGTGAAGATGTATTATGGGAAGATGTAGTCTCCGCAGTTCCTGGGGTAACGACTGTTCCACAAATTTGGATTAATGGACATCACGTCGGTGGTTATGATGGTTTAATCAAATGGGCGGAGAATAACTAATGGCAAAGGGTGGTAAGTCCACAGGGACAGCAAAAAACAGTATCAACGAAACTCATAAAAGAGGCACTTCGATTGGTAATGGAAAAATCAAAACCAGCACGATGAATAAAAATAAAAAGCAAAACTTCAAAAAGTATAGGGGTCAGGGTCGTCCATGACATTAATGTGTGAAAGATCGTATTTCAAACCGTTCAATTATCCTTGGGCGTATGATGCTTGGTTGAAACACGAGCAGTCGCATTGGTTACACACTGAGGTGCCAATGGTCGAAGACGTGCAAGACTGGAAGAAGCGACTAAATGATGGTGAAAAACATTTCCTAACTAACATTTTCCGTTTCTTCACACAGGGTGACATTGACGTTGCTGGCGGTTATGTGAAGAACTATCTACCGCATTTCCCACAACCTGAAATTCGTATGATGTTGATGGGTTTTGCGGCAAGGGAGGCACTCCATGTTGCAGCGTATTCTCACCTCATTGAAACTCTGGGTATGCCAGAGACAACGTATCAGGAATTCCTCGAATACGACTCAATGCGAGCAAAACACGACTACTTTATGGATTTGTCGAACGCAAATGGAACACCTGAATCGGTCGCGACCAATATCGCTGCATTTAGTGCATTCACTGAGGGTATGCAACTGTTCTCATCCTTCATCATGCTCCTCAACTTCCCTCGTCACGGAAAGATGAAGGGAATGGGGCAGATTGTTACTTGGTCGATTGTTGATGAAACTCAACACGCCGAGTCGATGATCAAGTTGTTCCGCACTTATGTCGAGGAAAATCGCGAACTCTGGAACGATGAATTGAAGTCCAGTATCTATACCATCGCTGAAAAAATGGTAGAACTAGAAGACAAGTTTATCGATCTTTCATTCGAGATGGGTGAAATGCAAGATCTTACATCCGCAGATGTAAAGAAGTATATTCGCTATATTTGCGACCGTCGACTGATTAGTCTTGGTCTCAAGGGTATCTTCAAGGTTAAGAAAAATCCTCTGCCATGGGTCGAGGAAATGATCAATGCTCCAACCCATACCAACTTCTTCGAAAATCGCGCAACAGACTATGCAAAGGGTGCACTCTCAGGTAAATGGGATGATGTCTGGGGAATTGCTGCATAAAATTAAATACGAAAGGGAACCAACATGGCGAAGAAACTTACTATTACAAATACGAGACCTTCATATCAAACTTTGTGGTATTTTCAGACCAATCCACCGCAAAATACTGTATTAGACGAATGGTTAGAAAATAATAACGATAAAGTTACTTTTCATTTTGATATATCAAGCGATTTGTATACTCAAGTGTTAGAATATACGTTTACAGATGATGCAACTGCGGAAGAGTTTTCTGCATTACTTCAAGACAGTAATATAACTTCAACACTTGGTAGTTATAATGCTTCCGTGGGCATTACATCTACGTATACTATTACTGATGTGTGATTTAAATGGTAGATGAAGAATATGAATGCAACAGTTGTAATGCTCAATTCCTTGTCGATCATGACATGGACGGAAAGTATTACAAAGTGATGCACTGTCCTTTCTGTGGTGAGGGTATTGAACAAGAGGAATATGATTTCGATCCCGAGCAAGAAAGCGAATAAATAGTCTACTTACGGAGTAGATTATGACAATTAAGAGAAAACGTAAGCCGTCGCCGAAGAAAGTGCATCGTGTATACTGCACTTACTTTGACGACGGCAAATTTTATATTGGGTATTCGTGTAAAACGGAGAAACTATTCGAAAAGTATTTCGGTAGTTCCTCTTATGTGACTAACTATGAAGGCGAGATGCGCAAGGAAGTTGTCGCTGAATACGACAGCAAAGCGCATGCCAAGGCAGTTGAGCACCTACTACAGTGGGAGTATCGATTCGATGAACGCTGCATAAATGATATGTGGAACGTTCGACTGAGACTGTCGCATTTGAAGACATTACAATTACCTGATTGGAGGCCTGGATGCTATTCATAGCACTATTAATGTTGGCAGCACTGGCGATTACTTCAGTTGCTGGTTACTTTTCGATATTAGGTTTGATGGCGATTTTCCCTGCATCCCCTATTGCTGTTGCAGCGATGGGTGGATCTCTAGAGTTTGCTAAACTCGTTACTGCGAGTTGGGTGTATAGGAATTGGAAAACCGCAAACAAACTGTTGAAAACATATTTCACAATCGCGATTGTGGTATTATCATTTATCACAAGTATTGGCGTATTCGGTTATCTAAGTGGAGCGCACATCGAACATAGCACTGTTGGTGGTTCCACGCAAATTAAGATAGAACAACTCGAGAGCAAGAAAACATCTGCTGAAAGGAGACTCAAAAATGCGCAAACATCTTTGGATACTTTGGACAGACTCACTACTGCAGAGGATGTGCTCGATGCTAATTTCATTCGAAACAGACAGAAACGGGAACGTGCGTCTCTCAATAAAGAAATTGAGAGTGCGACTGCAGACATTGAGACTATTGAGACTGATCTCATACCGCTCAAAACAGAAAACCTCAAACTCGAAGCAGAAGTAGGTCCGATAAAATATATCGCAGAACTATTCTATGGCAGTGGTGATACCGCTACCATCGATAAAGCAGTGCGTCTGATGATTATAATTCTTATCTTCGTGTTCGACCCACTGGCAATTCTTTTGGTTATTGCAGCAAATATTTCGATTTTAAGCTTGACTAAAAAGGAAGAAGCGGGTATAGTAGACTTTGTCGCTGTTGATGAGGTAGAAACAACTCCACCAACAACGGCACCGAAGAAGGTCGTTAAGAAGCGTAAACCAAAGAAGAAAATTGAGGTGGTAGTAGAAACTCCAACTGATTTCTTCGCTATGGAAAAGAATATATCGACCCATGATATACCAGCACCAGATCCTCCTAGAAGATCTTGGCGTGATGGTAAAATTATTATAGACGAAAATAATGTAAGGAAAATGTGATTATGGAAATTGACCGTGAAATGCTCGTAAAGAATCTTAAGAAGATGAACGCCGAAGTGACGTTCACAAAACTTAATGGTGACGTTCGAGTTATTCAATGCACTCTGCAAGAGAACGTAGTGCCTGCGAAGAAAACGAGTCCCGCTGAAAGTAAGGTGGTAAACCCTGATGTTCTACCTGTCTGGGACACTGAAAAGTCTGCTTGGCGCTCGTTCAGATATGATACTATTACAAATGTCAAATTTATGGCTTGACTTTTCTACAGAAATGTGGTATAAGTAATCTATAAATTTGATGAGGTGAACCCATGCATAAGTTGAAAGTCCCTATTGCTGAGTCGAAGTTCGTTGGTGTTGAACCTATTTGGGTTGCCGACTACGAACCTGTAGACTATCAGGCAGAGTTTGGTAATGCTCTCTCTTGGTATAATTACATCGTGGATGCTAAGGATTGTCGCGCATTCTTGAGCGACTGGTTTAAGGGTGACAGGGATAAACTGAAAACTCTCAGTAAGATTCCTGACAAGTTGCTCCCACGCACCTATGCCAATTCCGCTCGTATTGCTATGCGTGGGTTCCCTCTCACCGACAGAGATAAGTCTCGTATCTGGGAGAAGGTTGAGGAAACTGTCAATAAGCGCACCAAACTCGAAGAAGATGATACTTCTCCTGAACCTGTAGTCAAGGTTGCTAAGAAACCATTGATTGCTGGTCATTTCATTGTATCTGATGTCAATGATGAGATCGAGAACCTCGTCATTGGCGAAGACGTAAAGAATATAGCACAAATTCTTATGCCATATCGTATGGCAGACAGACATTACCTTGAGTGCGTCGAAAAGATTCAACCTATCCTCGCCGAGTTTGCTGAATTGGTAGAAGTTCGTCGTATACCCAAGGCAAAACTGACTGACATGCAATCGCAGTTGCTCGAGAGTTACGAACATCTGTCTGGTATGAAGATTGTCAAGGATATCGTCAAGTTGCTCGAATCCTATGTCAACGATCTTAAAAAGTCGCATGTCAGCAAGCAGGTTGCTAAGGTTCGTAAGAAGAAACCAAAGGATAAGACCAAATTGGTCCAGAACCTAAAGTTCCTCAAGGAAGATACTGCACTCGGTATCACCAGTGTCGAACCTATCAATCTGCTAAACTGCAGTGAAGTGTGGACTTTCGACACCAAGACGCGAAAGATCTCCAAGTACTATAACCCAGTCAGTGGAAGCATCACTGTTAAGGGTGCAAGTCTTGTAGGATTTGATGAGAACTTCTCTAACTCACGACTGCTTCGTAAACCAGAAATTCAAGTAAAAGAATTTGCTGAGTTGGCGAAAAAAGACTTGACTAAATGGTA